TTATGAAATCTCCGAAAGGAACGCCGAGAACGAAATCGTGTTCGCTGAACTAGACACCCGCAGGTACTTAGACGCATCCATCGTGATACCCAGCGTCAACGCCACCGTGTCATTACCGGCAACGCTCGCGTCATACACGAGAAACTCGTCAGCACCCGGCGTGCCAGCCGCTGTATCCAAGCCGACGCGAACCGTGATAGCCGACGACGACTGATTACAGATCACGAGGGACGAGATGACCGCCTCAGTAGAAGCGGGGGTCGTGTACAGGGTGGCAAATGTTCCCGTAGAGGCCGTGCCCTGAACTTGTGCATATTTGTAGGCTGTCGCCATTGTCTTACGCTCCCATCAAAAAGAAGATATCTTGCAAGCCAGCCCCGCCACCCGTAGACGCAGCCCATTTCACGCCAGTCGCCTGCGTCGAGTCAGCAGTGAGCACGAACGTGTCAGTACCGACCGCTAAACGAGCAGCCGTGTTGTCGGCAGACCCAACAATCAGGTCACCCTTAGCATCAATCAGCGTCTCTGCGATACCAGAAGAACTGTCAACAAGTTGCCAAGCAGATCCGTTCCACACCTTCATCTCGTTTGATGTGGTATTGAACACGAGGGCTCCGGTAACCAAAGCGTCGCCATCGTTGTCAACACTTGGATCGGACGACTTGGCCCCAAGGTAACGATCATCAAACGAGTCATACGATGCCGCTGCCGACGTTGCGCTTGACGCTGCCGCTGTCGCACTAGACGCTGCACCCGTAGCAGACGTAGCCGCAGCAGTCGCAGACGTTGCAGCAGCAGTAGCCGACGTAGCAGCAGCAGCAGCGTTCGATGCGCCTGTCGCAATAACCGAGTCAACGTAAGCCTTGGTGCTTGCGTCCTGCGCCGAGGCAGGATCAGCCAATCCCGTGATCTTGTTTGACCCTGCCGCCAGATCGCCACCCAAAGTGGCGCTTGTGATTGTCTGGCCCGACAAGGTTGCCCCACCCGACAGCGTGCCACTCAAAGTCGCAGCGTTGATCGTCGGGCTTGTCAGAGTCTTGTTGGTCAGCGTCTGCGAAGTGTCAGTTCCAACAACGCTTGCCGACGAACCGATGTCGTGAACATTGGCTGCGGCAGCCTGATGGCTGCGAAAATCCGTGAAGTCCAGAGCGGAGACACCGTGCTCAACCGCCGTACCAGCCGAGTGCGTACGAGCCGAAGTGCCGTCCACGCCACGAGTAATTTGAAAGTTGCTTCCGACAAGAGACGTGACTGTGACAATTTCTTCATTGGCACTGTCTTTCTCTAGGATCAGGGTGTAGGGATAACTGGACGGGAAGCCGCTGGACGAGGCCACCGTCAATGCTGTATCCGACGAACCGATTGACGACGAAAGGGTGGTGGTTACCGCCGTAGATGAATAATACCGAACAGGAGTTCCCATGCGTTACCTCGCGTATTGAATGATTGATAGGTAGTTGTCTTGCTGCTTCGCTTTTTCTTCCGCCAGGCGAACATTGAACAACTGGTACAAGTATCGAGCAACGGACGTCGAATCACCTGGGCGCACCGGAGCATCCACCACATCGGCAGATGGGGTCACTGCAATAACCTTGCCCGGGTCAATAGTAGAGACCAAACGCCACATGGCACCCAAGCGAATAACATCCTCGGCAGAGGCAGGTAGCCCTGTGGTTGTGGCAAATTCATCAGTGTCCGCAGACAATGCGGTGGGGTACTTCGCGTACTGGACGCGAATGTTCCGTCCAGGCGTCGGGTATTCCATCAAGACGATAGCAGCGCGAACCGTCGAGGTATCACCCGTTACTCGGAAGTTGCGATCAACTCGATACCTCTTGATAAGAGGCCAAACCTCAGTTGAATCAGGTGAGTTCCAGGCGACGCCCGTGACATCCTGGAAATCTGTGGGCATTGCGTAAGCGTACGTAGTTCCATCGAACTCAAACTCGTGAGAAGAAAGCGCACGCAGGTCGATTCCCCGAATAGTGTCGTTGATTGCTCGACGGATCTGGTCGCGGGGAAACGTCGGATTGTTTCGCAGAATCGTGTTGAGGCCATGTGCGGCGGCAGTTGTTCCGCGCCAGCCTCGACCGCCCGGTAAAATCGTGACGGTGCCAGCAGTCGCATTCACAGACTTGACGTAAACAAGTTCGTTACCGATCTCCACGATGCCGCGACTCAGGCTGTTCGCATCATCCACGGTCAGGGTCGTGTCCGAGTCGGTCGCAGTCTGCGTCAGCACCGTAATTGCTTCCTGGTTTTTGACGTACGAAGACACCTCTGCAAGAGTGTCCTCAACGATTTCCGCAAATGTGCTCACGCTTTTACCGCCCTGCCGAGAGTGTCTGAAGCCTTGACGGCTGCATCAATGTCCTTCAATTTTGTAGTCTTAGGTTGAATCCCGTATTTACGCGCATCGCGATAGGCGTTCAACTCTTTTTCTTGGGCGCGAGACACCATGGCGATGTGCATGTTTTGATACGACAGCGTAGAAGCCTTGCAACCAAAGCAACCCTCGACGTACTCCGGGTGCTTCAGCACACGATGTAACGGCATCACAACTCCGAGATGTATTCCGCGAACCCGGCAGCCGTCAGTTCGGTCGCCAGTTCGTCAGTGATTTCAATGTCAAAACCCCCACGCAGCACAACGTCACACTGCGCGAGAAAGTCACCCTGCGGCGTCATTATTGTCCGCCAGGTGCCATCTTTCTTGACAACGGTTTTTGCGTCAAAGATTGAAGTCCACCACAATGGATCCGGCCTGCCACGCTTTATCTCAAGCGTCGGGCCTCGCCACAACTTAGCCACTTCTGTACCTCTTGGTCTTCTTCGCAATCTTCTTGGGTTGAGCAACGAACTGCTTGCCCTCACGATTACCTTTGGCCTTGGCCCTATTGGTCGCCCGCTTTTCAGCGGCGGTCAGGTTCTTCCAAGCCTTGTCGGGCAGGTACCGCTTCTTGCCTTCCGACTTAGAGCCGTCAGACGTGCGCCAGTTTTGCTTCGTCCACTTTGACAAGGATCTTTGCTTCTTAGTCTTCGGCCCTGTGTACCCACCGCCAGCCTTCTTGTACTCCTGGGCCAGTCGTTGCGCTTTACGGGCAGTCCATTGACCGGGACGACCCCCATCGGAGCCAGCCATGATCCGCTTCTTGATTCGCTCGCGTTTAGCGTTATCCGTGTAAGCAGACACGAATGCTCCTACTTCTTGTTCGGGGCCTTTTCCATCGGAACTGCCTTGTACTTGTAGGACATATCAGTCCTGTGTTCAACCTTCTGATTCGGGATGTTGCCGTTCTTGGCGTTGTTTCCCGGGATCATCACGTCATTTACGTCTTTGCAACCACATGAGGCGCACATAATTCTCCTTCTAGTGCGGGAGAGGGCCGCTCGTGGCAGCCCCCTCCCACTTCGATCTAGCGATTTACTAGATGCTGGACGTGCAGTTGATAACGTAGCGAGCCTCGGGCCGGTAAACGTTCCAGCCGAGCAATCCCTTGTATCCGACTGAGCGGAAGCGCATCAACTTATCGGTGATGGGCGAGATCACTGTCTTCGGTTCGTACGAAACCGCTTCCAGCAGGGCCTGCTTACCCATGACGATCACCTTGTGATCGAGCGAGGTAGCAGTACCTGTCGCTGACGTGGACGACACGTTCGACGCAGTTTTTGCGTAGGTGAACGTGGTCGTCGTCGGGACCGACGCGACGGTGAACGAACCGTTGAAGGTTGCGTCCACACCAGCGACGGTCACGGTCTCCCCAACCTCAAAGCCGTGAGCGGCAGAGGTGGTCAGGGTCGCAACGTTGCTCGTCAGAGCCTTGTTGCTGATGGTGCGCGTGATGCCATCGGACGCCTGCTCAACGCGAGCAGACTCGATGAACTTGACGCCTTCGTAGACACCAACCTCACCGTTCCAGATGTTGCCCACACCGGCTTCGGTGTAGGTGTGCGGCTCACGCCAGACGTTTGCTCCCGAAGTCGCAGCCTCCGTGCGAAGGTCGTACGAGGTGTCCGGGTGCAACATACCGATGTAGAAACCACCGTCGCGAGGCTGCACATTCGCGCCACGCAACTTAGCCACAGCCTTGCGGACATCCGCAGCCTGCAGAGTGGTCGTGGACGCTGTGGTCTTATCCACACCGTTCACGGTGGTTTCGTCGTCAGCGACCGTTCCCGCAAAACGACCAGTCGCAAGACCAACGAGGGTCTTGTAGACCAGTGCGTCGAACGAATCCCTCATGTTGTAACTGAGCAGATCCGCCACTGCGGGGTCGATTGCAGAGAGCGACTCAAGTGCGAGACGCTCAGTTGTGGTAACGGCGTTACCGTATTCGTTGACGGTTACCTGAACCCGGTTTGTGTTGTTGAGAGCAACAGCACTAACGTCCGAAGTCTCGGTCAGAGGATCTGTAATCCGAGATAGGTCGTTGTGGAGTTGGAACACAACAGTGGCACCGGGGTTGGTGACGTCAACCGGGCGGACGTCCGCAAACTTGCGGAACATCGGCTCGCTGCGCAGATTGAACTGCACATACTTGTCGTACGCTGTCTGAATTAGATTAGTCAGCGTACTAGTTGACGTGTCAGCCATTTTGGCTAACCCTTTCTACTAGTGTTGATAGGACTGTCAGCCCTTCAGGATCGCCTGCAACTCCTCTGGAGTCGAGGCAGCCTGGATTTTTGCTTCCAGACTTTGACCCACGGTGGGGTCGATGCCGCCTTCCTCTACGGCTGACATCAGTTCGGCGGCTTGAACGGACTCAGGCTTTTCTTTGCCCTCGTCGCCCGTGGCCTCAACGCCGAACACCTCCCCGTACTCACCGATCCACGCTTCGAGATCATCCATGTCCTCGACTTCATCGGGGACAAACGCAGCAACCCTTGGGTTGACACCCATTTCTTGCAACGCTTCGCCGATCTCCTCCTCGCGGGTTACGGCTAAGAACTCGTTGAGGTACTCGTCGCGCTCCTTTACTGCAGCGGAGAGTTCTTTCACCTGCTTCCGCAGGTCTTTGACCAGATCAGTTCCCTGATCTTCGTCGTAATCGAACTCGTCGTATTCGGCCATTTCAACTCCCTTTTCTCGTATGGCCCATCTCGGGTCGCACTCTCCCTCACGCCTGGCAAGGGGCACCAGGAATGGCTGAGAATGACTGTCGGACTTGTACGCCCGCCGGGGCCGACCGATCCGGCTAGGGGTGGATGTGCCCGGAATTGAACCGGGGTTAGGTGGGCAACCCTCTGGTTGCTCGTCACCTCTGACCTGTCACACCCGACAGAACTAGACGTCCTGCATACGCCTCAATGAACGACTATCCAGCGCAGATTGCTCACTGAATGCCGCACGCTCACGAGAGGCAAACTTGCGACGGCGACGACCAGACTCAACGCCGCCCGACAAATTCAAAGTTTCTTTCACTAGATCCTTGAAATCTAAAGGCTCACCGTAAAGAGACCCGAGTCTTTGCAGATCCGGCTCTACCGCTCCAGCCATCTGGAACGCCTCATCAGCACGATCTGCTTTACCCAAGTCAACAATCTCTTCAGCCAGTTCCCGACCGACCCCTAGGCCCTGACGTCCAGCCATACCACCAACCTCGGCGGTGGAGTAGATCCGCTGCAACTCGTCCGCGCTGTTCAAGCCAAACGGACTCTGAGAAGCGCGAGCGTTCAAGATTGGCTCTGCCCGAGTTGGGTCGAGCAGATAAGCAACCAGATCACTCTTGGTCAAGTTGTAAAAATTCTGAAGACTGCTCACGACGGACGGGTCTGCCTGATTCAGAGCAGAAGCAGCGGTGTCCACACGTGAAGAAAACTCTGCTGCGCTGATGCTGTTGGCAATCAGGTTTGTAAAATCATCCGGCGAGTCGTAGAAACCTTCCGGCATCGAGCGTTGCTGGAGGGCGGTTCGGTACGTGTTCTCCAGGTCTATGTACTCTTTTGGCGACAACATGCGGTCGCCAGGACGCCCTTGACCGTCAGCAATACGTTGACGGATAGCCTCGTTTGCCTTGAACCGCTGCTTGTACGCATCCGAGTTGTAAATCACGTTCAAGATCTGACCCTCAGAAGGGTCAATGTTAGTGGCGTACACTTGGTCAATCGTTGCCATCAGACGATCAACAAACGCGGGATCGAGTCCGGCGTTACGGAATATGGATGCCGCTTCTTCCCCAGCAGACCTATCTGTGTACGAGTCAATGACTTCTTGTGAGCCGTCAGAGTAGTACGCAATAACCTGGACAACGCCACCGTAGGTGCGCTTGGTTTGCGTTGAGGTCAGCGTGCGAGGCGGTGCAGGGGGAGCAATGTTGTTTGCCTCGAAAAATCCGGGAGGAGGGTCATAGTCACCAGGCGTAAAAGTCCCTGGGCCGCCTCCAGCCGGGAACGTAACGCTCGGTGCCTGACCGTAATCAACGAACCCAGGTTCGGTTGTTGACCCCTCAAGATCAATCGGTGTTGGGTCACGCAAGAAATCCATGATGGAGCCGAAGCCCAAGTCCCGAAATTCCTGCTCATAATGATTAGGCATCCGCTACCCCAAAAACCCGAAGTCTTTTAGAATGGTGCTTGCGAGCGTCGTGTACTCGTTCTTTGCCGTGCTGGTGTACTGCCAACGATCATCCCGTCGAGCAGCCAACTTGGCGTCGTACAAACTCATTGGCTTGAAGTTGCCTTGCTCGTCAACGCTGTTTAGCACCTGCTGAACAAGGTTGTCATCAAACGACAGAGTGTTCGGATCGAACTCCAGAACCTCACTGATCGCCTTCATGTACGGGTCAGCCGCCTGCCTCAACGTAAGACCACGAGCCAACTGCTGCTGCAATCCCGGGAACCGAGACATCGCATAGTTGACAACCTCGTCGTCAAGATCCTCAGTGGTTGTCTGACGACCCGCAAGTCGTTTCACCGAGTTCTCAAACCACCCGGTAAATGCAGCATTGGACATTGACGTGTCCATGCCGTACTCGTACGCCAACTGGTACAAGGTTTCTGCCTGATTTTCCGCAGTGCCCGACAGGTCGTAGAACGTAACACCATTCAGAGTCTTTGTTTTGCTGAAGTCAATGCTTCCCGACAGGACGCGATCAAGCCAATCTTCATCAAACTCTTCGTAGTTGGGGCTCGTCTTGTCGCCGCTCGACGTCAGCAAGAACTTCTGTGCGTAATCCAAGGCCTCCGCATCGGAGATGTCGGCACCCATGTTCTGCGCACGCTGCTTGATCTCCGTCGCTGTGCGATTGACAGTTGCCTGCCACACCTCTGGTGCGCCCAGGCGCAGTTGCTCTGCTTCGTTGTATGTGCTTGTGTAGCGCAAACCCCAATCGCTGTTTGCGATGAAGTTTTTTATCATCGTGACGTCGGTCATGCCACGCTGAAGAGCAATATCTAGCAGTTCCTGCAGGGCACGGGTTTGACTGAGGTAACCGGAAGCGAAGCCGTACATCTCAGCCATAGCCTCAAAATCGGGGCTAGCGACTCGCTGCTCGAACGGAGTGTTCAGGTACGCTTGCAGTTCCTCTTGGCTAGTAGTGCCATCACCGTCGGTATCAATGGGGTTCGGAACGCCCATGCTCATGCGTTGATCCCCTCGATCCTCTGCTCAATCGCATTCGGTTCTTCCAAGAACGAGTTGAGCGCAGTCATAAATGTATTTGCTGCGAACGTGTTCGCGTACTCAGGCGTAGCCATCGCGTAATCCCGAGCGAATATTCTCGGGTTGAAGCCGCCCTCCGTAGTCTGCGTTCGAGTATCAGTGCCCTTGCCGGAGACACCCTCGATAACGCTCCTTGAGGGGTTCATCTGCTCCATCATGTTCAAGGCTTGCTTGAACGCCTGACTCTCCTCAGTCGTCGCGACGCGACCCAGGTACTGCTGGTATGCCTGATCCAAGATCTCCATTGCCCCGGAATCGCTAGACAGGGCAACGTCCGTTGACTCGTAACTGTAAGGGCCGTAAGAGCCACCACCACCACCACCACGGCTAGAGCCCTCCATGATTTCCATGCCGCTTTTAGTGTTCGTGTAGTCGTACGGGTCAGTAATGCCAGAGCCAGGAACTTGAGTAAAGTCAATGCCGTCCGAAACTAGCCGATAGATTTTTGCGTCAACCTCTTCGGGAGTCCTGCCGGTAACACCCATCTCAAGGTAGTCTTTGCGGATTATTTTCCACTGAGGAGTGTCGTTCTCGTACCAAATCTGGAGTTCCTGCTTGGCAACATCAGGGTCAGCAAGCCCACCAGGCCCCATAGCGTTCGGTTGACCAGTTGTCTTATCGACCGTCCAGACTAGGGGGAGTTTGAGTTTTTCGTCATTGACATTCATGTAGCCAGTGATTTGACCCGTTTCATCGTAATACACGATGAAATCTCCCTGACGGTAACCTCCTTCAGGGGTTTGGGTCAGGCCCCTCGTCGGGCCAAGTGCCACGGGACTGCCCGGGCCAATATGGTCAGGTGTACCTGGGGCCACGACTATCCCACTCCCATCAATTCAGCCACCTCTTGCGTCACTTGATCGTCCTCCTCGGGCATCGTCAGCCACCGAGAGGAAAACTCCTGGAACTCAGGAGAGGCGTTGTTCACGAAGGTGTAGTGCCACTCAAGCATCGCGTCTTTCGCCCGCGTGTTGTCTTTAGTGGACGCTGTGATTTTCGTTCCTTCGTAATAATTTTTTAGCAAAATCATGTTATCCAGCCACGTGCGCAACTCCGGCAGAATGGGGATTCGGTCTCTCTGCCGACGCATGAACCCGTCATCCTCCACGGCAATTGTCATCGCCTTGACCGTCTGATCCCAAAAATCTTCTCGCCGCTGGTTGTATGCGTTACTCCACGGACGGTTTTCGCGGAGTTTCTCGAACCTTCGGTTGTACTCCTCTTTCAAGCCACTCGTCACGTACCGCTTTTTTTGCGTCGAGGTGATGCCGTACTCAGCCATCTTCCCCGCTTGCCAGTTCCTCAGTGCGTCAAACTCCGCCCATCCAACGCGAGTCATTGCCGCTTGCTGAATCTCCACACCGTCGCGGCGCTCCAAGAAAGGCTCATTAGTTCCAGGATATTTTCCAGAACGTAGTGCCGCTCGCGCCTCTCCGACGTACTCGTCTTCCTCTTCCCCGTAACTCTGGAACATGAAGCCTGCGTACTGGACATCCTGCGTAGCCTGGAATATTTCTCTTAGAACTTGTTCTTCTTCCTTGACGAGCGTTACGCTCTTCATTGAACTTGGCGTACCAGCAGTCTTGTCGTATGTGGAAGCCAGTTGGGCGAGTCCAGGTACGCCAACCAAGCGAATCAGTTCGCGCTCTGCCTGATCTCCGTCATCGTACTGCTCCAACAAGTTGCCGTAAAGGCGCATCATCGCTGATGTGCGCGTATCTACGATAATGTTTGGATACCAACCAAACTGCATGACAGAGCGAATGAACTCTGAAAATACTGCGGCCTTGACCACCTGTTCTGGTGTGGAGATGTCTCGGCCCTGCCGAATGGCGTCTTCTGCGTCCATCTTTATCACAGCACTGACCCGAGCGGCATAGTTTGGAGCCGTGAAAAGACCTTGCTCCGTGGCTCCCGCGAACATTGATGCCGTGTTTGCCAATGATAATTGGTATCCAGAAGTTAGCGCCCTCTTGGCGGTGTCAATAGGATTTTTTGTGTCTAGGGGTTCCCCACCGTAGAAAATGCTGCGCTCGTAAACGTCGTCACCCAAGTTCTCGCGCATCCAAGCAGCGATCTCAGGGCCGTTCTTTTTGATGAACGGGTACTCCTTGATCTGCGATACGATTTGCGACAACCCAATGTTGGCAAACCACGAGATCGACGGATCTCCAACCATGAACTCCATCATGCGCGGGTTGATGTACGTGCCACCAATCCCGTCTTTGTCGTACCACTGGTCTTCCGCGCCAGCAACAAGTTTGCCAAAAGCCCCACCCATCGCACCAATAGGGCCAGCAGTGTCCTGCATTGGGAACGCGATCTTCACCGCAACATCGTTGGGAACGTCAGATATGTTTTCGTACTCGTTACCCTGATCGTCAATGATCGGATTGAATCCGTCCCACATATCGAACACGCTCTGGTAGTACAGGGCGTTTGCTGGGTTCTTCCACAGCAGTCGAGCCGCAACAATTTGGCTGTTGAAGAACGCCTGCGGGAACGCCATCAGGTAGCGAGCCATGTAGCCAGCGTTGGTCAAGTTCCGCACCGAGTACATGGTGTTCTCGACGCGAGCCAACGAGCGGCGGTAGGCGATCTGGCGAATACGGTCGTGAACGACGCTGTTATCCACCTTCACGCCAGCGCGTTTAGCGGCAGCGATTTGCAACTTCATTTCTTCGCGCACGTAGTAGCGGAAAAGTGGGCTGCGGGAAATGCGTGTCTCTAGTGCGCCAAACCCTTTCCAGACCGCATCTTGCACGTTCCCAGCAAATCGGTACGTGTAATCGCGCCAGTTTTTCGTCTGCAACTCTAGTTTTCTGCCCATGACTTTCGGCAACCTGTCGCGACCTTGAAGGTAGTTGCTGACCTCCTCGACGGTTATGTCGCGATCAAGTATGGTCTTCCGCATCGCCGGGTCGGGGAACAGCAGGTCGGCCTGTTCGATAGTGTCGTCTACCCACTCAGCGAGTCGTTCTCGGGGGGTGAGAACCCTACCGTCAGGTGTTTCTTTTTCCTTCCTGAGCATGTCAAGAATGCGAACTCGATACTCAGCGCCATCAGGGCTGTCAAGGTAACGAAGGATGTCTTCGGCGCTTGCGCCTCGCAAGATCAGACCGCCAACCTCGTCCAACTCGTTACGGAAGTTACGGTTTGCCAAGCGCGTCACCGCGTCAACGTAAGCCTGCCAACTCCCCGGTTCGGGTGCAATCTCGTCTAATTCTCCCTGTCGCAACCGCAAGCGGTCACGGGCCTCAGATGTTCTGGAGGCGGCGAGGAAACTGTTGTAGGCGTCGTATTCCTGTTGGTACGGGCGAACTCCCTTGACACTGGGATCCTCAACATCAAGCACGTCAAACTTCTGGCCGTCAACCTCGAACTCCCAGCGACGATCTTCGGCTACTAACCGAGGGAAGGGGCTTCCGTCGCGACGGCGAATAACTGCTTGGCGACCAGTACCAATCGCTGCGCGATTTTTCTTTCTGCGGCCACGTTCCGTGGTGTACCGTAAATATTCCTTGCGGGCTTTCTCGGTCCGCTTCTCAAACCGAACCAACTCCGCACGCTTCTTTATTAGGCGCTCTTCTTTCTTGGTAACGTCTTCGCCGTTTTTGCGCGCTTCTTCTAGTTTTCCCTCAAGTTCGGCTATTGCTTCTTGCTTTTTTCTTTGCTCTTCGGCATGCCCCTCAAACTGTTTTTTTGCTTCCTTCCTAGAGCGGTACGTGCGAGCGCGGTACACCCCGTTTACGACGCGCTGCGTGTTGTTGTAGACTGAGTTTGCCAGCCCCGGGAACACGTTTCGGGTCATGAACAGCGACTCGGTATCCATCGTTGCGCGAAGAATCGGGTCGATAATTACGTTCGGTGGAATGTAGGCGACACGGAGCAAAACGTTGTTGGAGAAGAAAATGTTTACCATATCGAAGAACTGACCAGCACCGTAACTAAAATCGCCCATGCGTGCGCGCGCGGCAGTTCCTGCGGAAGGCCGAGTCTTACCTGTCCATCCACCCTCTCGTGAACGCTTGTATGCGTCACGAACATTCCTGATTGTTGCTCGCTCAAGTCCCGCAAGATCAAGCATGACGACTGAGGAGGGCTCAGTTGATCGCAACTTCGGCCCAACCGTCACATTCAAGGTGCCATCGGCGTCGGGCCACACGCCGGGCTCTTCCGCCCACTTTTGAATGTTGGTGCGGCGCGTGTCGATGCTTTTGTAGATGGCGTCCATCTGCGTGATAAGTTTATCTGATCTAGTGGAGCCGGTCATTCCCTCAACGCCGTAGGCCCGGGCGATCCGCAACAATGTGCCCTGCTCGATTTTTTCGAATACTCTTTGACGCTCAGTGTCTGTTGCTGCACGCATGTAGCGACGGATAGCGTTTTGCTTGAACCGCGTGCCTTCTGGCGTCCCCAGGGCGCGAACCCGGTTCAACTCGCTAGCAATCTGCCAAGCGGTTTCCATCTGGCGAGGATTAGAGATATTGATTTCGGCCCTGCGGCGAGCACGAGATGGTGCGTAAATTACACGCACTGCACGCTGGAAAGGCCCGTTCTCGAACAGTCGAGCGAAAACCCCGTCATTCTCAACGAAACCAAACTGAGTCGCAGTCTTGCGCATTCCACGGGGCACCGTTGCTCGATCTGCGAGGGAATCGAAGGCACCACCAAATATTGACCGCCTGGTGGTGTACGTCGAAATACCAGCACCCGACTCCACCTCGGTGATGAAGTCATCAATGGCGCGAGCGAACTGAGGGTTCTTCTTCGTCCAGTCCGCATAGACAGCCTGCAATTTTTTAGAACGCTGCACGCTTGGTAGCGCGTGAATCTGTGACATATCATCAAGCGGAGTGAAGCGAACCCCGAAGTCGTCCACGGCATCAGCCGCAAGGGGCTGCGCCTTCCACAGATCCTTCAACGCTTGACGGTTTCCGCGCTCTGCGCGGAGGTAGTTTATGACCGATGTTGCATCATCAAGGTTGGAGACAATCGCGATAGCCCGATCAGGGTTTGCCACGCTGCCATTTGCCATGAGCGGATTCCTGGCAATCTTCAACGGGTCTTTTGACTCGACTAACTGCTGGATCAGTCGAACGTCACCGCTACGCGGCCCCCTGTTCCCATTCTTGAAGTAGTCCTCCGCCTTGTCGAGGCGAAGCATGTACTTCTCTAAATCTTTTTTGTTCCTGATCGTGTTGCGGCCCAGGACCATGCCCTTGCCGCCACGCCACACGGGGCCAAAGCCTTTTTCGGCTACAACTATCTTGCCAATGTCGAGTGCGGAGGAGGCGGCCCAGCCAGCAAACTGGCTCTTGTACGCAATGTCGCGATCTTCCTGATCGAGAATGTCGAAGTCTTCCTGCATAAACTCGGGAAGAGCGTCCGAAGTGAGATTCATGTACTCGAAGGGAAGGCGAGCAAACGACTGGCCTACGGAGATCTCGTTCGCGTAGTCACGGGAGACCTTCCGAACCTGCTCAAAATTTAGTTCGGGGTACCGTCGAGCGACTTCGGGTTCAAGCGCGTACCCCGATAATGTCTCGAATGCAGGCTCAAATGTCCTCTTGTACACGGCGTTGATGCCTTGCATCGCCGGGTTGAGAACAATACCGAGAGGGCTGTTGAGTGCGGACTGAATGGGTCGGCCAATGGCTTCTTCGGCTCGATCAACGGCAGTCCTAGCCTGCGGTATTGGCTGCACACTAGGCTTGAAACTTTCTGCGATGCTTGGCTTTTGCGCAGGCCCCGCCGGGACATCGGGGCTATCCGGCAGCGTTATCGCCACTAGCGTCACCCCTCCGAATGATGTCGTTCAATACTTGACGACGCTCCGACTCGTTGGCGTACGGAATCTTAGAAAGATCCCAAGCCAGAGGAGCCAAATCAAATCCCAACGCCTCAAGGTTCTCCTCGAAGTAGCGCAAGAAAATCATTAGGCCGAAACACCCTTCAAGTATCGAACAAAGGCACGCATCGTTCCTGACGATGCTTCTGAGTCTGCGTACATTTGCATCAATGGCAGGTACGCACGCAACGCCGCGAAGTCTTCAAGCATTGACTTCTGCCCCACGCCCAACTGCTCCAGGCCACCACCGGGGCCAGAGGGTGCACCGGCAGTCACCGGCTCCTCTGGACGCTGAGTTGGTGCGTCTAACGGCGTAATCTTGGGCATCGCCTTGGCCGATCCGGCCATTGGCGCACCCTTCTGGATTCCCATAAAATCTTTTTGCTCGCCGTAGGCGGCGTCGGGAATCGGCTTCGCACCTTGAGGGGTTCCGTCAGTTCGCTTAGACATCGGACCCGGCCCGCTAACTGGAGCGGGCGTGCTCGGGGCGCGATATCCGCCTTTTCGTTTAGCCACGGAACGCTCCACTCAGTCTCTTACGCGCATCGGTGTCAAGAATGCGAGTTTGCGTACCGCCAGCACCGATGTTTCGGGTAGCGACGTTGTACGCGCTGCGATCTCCGAAGTTGCTTCGGAAACGCTTACGACGCTTCATTTCTTTCTCGGTTATTTGCCGAAGAATTTCACCGGGAACCTGACCCTTCAGGCGCTCACGCTTCGCACGGAATGCCTTGCGCCGCTCAAACTCCTCACGAGTGATGCGACGACCGTACTTGTCCCTCAAGAAACCCTGCTTGGGCCTATCTTGCGTACCGGATGTTGGCGTACGGGACGCTGGCCGGAAAGCATTCTTAGAATCGTACGCCTCGCCGGGGATAATAACCGGACGGTCGTTAGTCTGTGGATCCATCGAGAGGCCAATTCCCGCAATGGCGGCTGTTGTGCCAAGTGCAGCAGCACCACCACCCAAGCCCAAGTTCCTAAAACGTCTACCTCTGCTGACTGGAAGTGGATCACCGGCTGCGATGGCGGCCTCTCGCGCTTTCCGCTCGTCGTCTTTCCTGGTGGCTCTCCCAGGCTTTACGCCCCTGCTGCGCTGCTCACCAGTTGGTGTTTCCTCAAAGACCTTTTTGGCACCCTTGCCGCCGGACATAATCCGGTCAGCGTCGCCAGGTTGCAGAAGCCCTTGGCGTTCTAAGTTGCGGTAACCCTCGTACATTCGGGCACGGCGGGCCTCGGGTGATTGGTCACCAGATTGCGGCGGCTGTTGCTGCTGTTGCTGCTGTTGCTTGCCCTTCTTCGGCCCCTCCGCACCGGGTGTTGGCGTACGAGCCTCAAGGTCCTCCTTCGTAACGAATAACCCCGGGTCACCCCCGTCCGGTGCTTGCGGTGTAGCGATTTTTTCGGGTACGACTCTCGTGGTGGCAGGCCCACCTTGACCAAAGCCTTGATAACCGGGCCGAGACGTCTTTAGGGACGGCGGCGTGCCTGGCCCGCCGATGTAGACATCCGGGTCTACCCTCAAGTACTCAGTGTAAATTACAGGGTTGCCGTTGTCATCAAGTTGCATTCGCTCAACCGGGAAGAGGCCCTGGGCTGCGTAATCATCGTCAGTCATTGGCTCGTATGTCCGCATCGGCTGAGAGCCGCGTTCTCCCCTACCCATTACAGGCGCACCGCGTGGCATCCCACTAAAGTCTGGTTGCGGTGTCGTCATGCGGCCCGGAACCACTGTTCCTTCTGCGCGACCGATGCGCACATTTTGTTCAGCCTGCGCTGGTGTGGTTGCTCGGCCTGGTTGTGGTCGAGAGTAACCAGCATAAGCAGAATCGGGTACGGGAGACTTCGGGCCTTCATCTGGCCCCTTCTGGTAATCAGGTGCACGCTGGGTTGAGCCGGGCTCACCAGTTGGTCGATTAGAGTCCATCAACTCTTCGGCGCGCCCTCTGGCTGCGTCGGCTCGTAGGTCTTCCGCTTTCGCTTGATCCTGAAGTTTACGTTCTGTTGAACCGGCAGCAGGCCTAGCGAAACCTTCGGCGGGTTTCGGGCCTTCACGACGAATGCGATCATCGCTGGGAGGGAAAGATCGCCCGGTTGCAGCCTCGTAGCGTGCCGCTTGCATTTCAGCCCTTTGCTGCTCAATCATGGTTGGGCGAGTGAAGCGACCAGGATCGGAATACGGAGTTAGCATCCCGGATTCGTCAAGCCTGATGGTGTCGGGAGCGCCGGGGGTTCGGTCACGAGCATCCAACTGCTTACGCATCGTTGCTAAAAGATCGTCAGTCTTTGTTTCTCTGTTTGGCGCTTTGCCTCCGCCTGCTTGACGTACCCCCATGCGGTCCGCACGCTTATCGACGAATCTACTAACCTCTTCGCGGGTAACGTCAGCGACTCCAGTATCTTCCCGAGCCTCTGCCACTTGCTGTTCGCGGCGGGCCTTACTTGCGTCGCGCTCTCCTCGCGCTACGACCGCCTTCTCTTCAGAGGACTTGTCCGCCTCCGCCTTCTTGACCTGGCGTTCAGTGTCTGTCGCAGCCTTACCCCGACCCGGAGTCAAGCGGTCTGGCGTCGCCTGAGCAACCTGATTCTCGGGGTTGGACTTGTTCCACGCATCAACTTTCTTCTGCCAGTTGGATACGGCACGCGAATGGGAGGAGGCGTGAGCGTAATCCTCACGACGCGGCGGGTTAGGAGATGGCTTCTCCTTGGGTGCCCTGACTTCCTTGGAGCCTGTCGCCGTCTTGGGGGTCTTACGACCCACGGCCTCATTGGCAGCCTTTTGACCGGACTCACCAACAGCGTCACCGATAGTCTGAGTCAGACCACTTTCGGGTACTGGTGCCTTCTTACCCTTCTTAGCCTTACTGACGGTCTTGCCGACAGCCTTGGTGGCGGCCTTCGGTCCCGGAATGGGAACCATGCCTGCGGCGATCAGCCCACCAGCAAGTGCTGGGTTGATTTCGCCGTCCATCGCGGCCTTGATTAGGTCGCGATCACCAATAAAGTTGAGTAAGTCGTTGGCAATGGTTTCAAGATTCCGCCCGCTGCTAATTCTCGCGGCGTTGTTCGCTCGCTGAATAGCCGCACGCTCTCGGCCACTCAGCCCACTGGTGTCCCTGCTTTTGAGAGTCGTTGCAGTCGGGCGGCTCTTGGTAAACTGCCTGCCGGGTGGTTCTCCCCTAGCCATGTCTTCCTAACTACTTCTCGGTCTTCTTCTTTCGCTTCCCGCCGGGCCGGAGGAGGCCCGGGTAGTCCTTGTTTCTCGCGTTACCGGGGCCAAACGGGTACTTCTTGTTCGGTGGCTCGCCCTTGCTTAGTCCAGGCTTGCGAACCTTGCCCTTGATTTTAGCCTTTTTAGGTGCCACCGTTTCGCCCTTGATGCGCTTCGCTTTCGCTACACGCGCGCGAAACCCTCGTGCGTCGTCCTCGTTGATGGCCTTCTTGGCGTCCATCATGCCCTTCTTCGTGTAGGGGTACTTTTTCCCCTTGACGGTTGGCACGACTACTTGAGTTTGTTGTTGTTACCCGAAATGCCCTTCGGGTTCGAGCCTTTAGCAACATTGCCGCCACCAACGACGCCGCCACCCATGCTCTTCGGCTGAATAACGCCTCCACCCGTGGGGGCCTTACCGATTCCGCCTTGCTTTCCGATCATTTCCTTCTCCTCTACGCGGGAACTTGCCGAACCACTCGGCCAGCAAGTACGGGATTGCCTGACCCTGTGAGTCCGGCAAGTAACTGTTGCATTGGCGGCGGGCCTTGCTCCATTGCAGGCATATCGCCGCCAGGTTGCATACCAGGTTGCATGGCAGGCTGCATTGGATCTTGCTCCTGCTCTTCTTCCTCTGGTTGCTCGAACGCCCTGGCAACCGCATCCTCAAGGGGGGTGCCTTTCTTGCGTTCGCCGATGACCGTAGCCATCTTCTCGATGATTTCTAGTGGGTTTTGACCCTGCGTAACCATCTGTGGGACTGCCGCAGCCAGCGAGGCAACCCCTGCCTTCAATGCGTCGCGCATCTCTTCCATATCAATGGCGCGTTCTTCTTCTGCCGCGTTCATCGTGATCGGCAGGTTCCGTCGCGTGAAATTGCGAGAGATCAACTTGTCGCCGCGTGCCTGCAACGCAAACACCAGGGCTCGGTTGGGGTCAAGCCCAGCCATCAGGCCGTACTCGATGTTGATTCCGTAATTTCCGTCAATATCGGTCGATGGCCGGTACTTCAACTTGTACGGGACGCCGTTTGCGCTGCCGGAAACCTCACGCTGGATGTCTCCGAAGTAGGCATCGTCAATGGCGTACGCCAGGGACAGGGCTTCGCCCAAGGCGTCGCCCAAAATTGATTGTGCGGTCTTTACCTGCCCGTCGAACCCGGCCATGAGGGCCTTGACGCCCTGACCCGTAACAATGGAAGAGTCCATTTGGCCTGTGCGGGCCTCGGGGAACCTTGTGCCAAACTTCAACTCGTCTGACAGCAGGTTGTTCTCAGCGAAAGTGTACTGTGGGATGTCTAATGGGATTCGCCGGACTTTTTCTGGACTATTGGATCGAATAACCGCGTCAGGCCCGATGGACAACTGCGTAACGTCCTGCGGCAATGCGAGTGGTGCCTCCACAGACTTCTGTGTGGCCTCCATCATCAGCAGAGCGAGCCGCGCCTTCGCGGCGTACACCGGGAGCACGTCATCGAACTGCCCACGGGTCTCTCCGTCGAGGCTAGGCCGCTGCGCGATAGCGATAGGGACGCGCCCCAAGGGGTTCGGGGTCTTTGCCAGCACCAGTCCTTCGCGTTCCGGCAGAAACATGACGCTCTCGTTCTCGTCATAGAAGCGAACGACCTCCATCATCGAGGATTCGTCGGTGGAACCGTACATTCCCCGCGTCATGATCTTGTCCGCGTACTCAGGGAACATCGCGGCCAGGTCACCTGCCCTTCGGCGGAACAGGTGGGCGTACGCGAGGACGCTCCCAAACCGATCTATGTCGTAGTAGGCACCTTCGCACGACTCCACGTGAATGTGGGGGCGGGTTTCCGTGAAGTTAGGCTCAACACGGAACGGCACAAAGCCGTAGGTGACGAGTTGATCGGCTGCGCGGATTAGGTTTACGCCCAAACGGGAGGAAGAGAGGTAGTAGTTAGCGATTTTTGTGCGCTTGTCTGCCTTTGTTCGGGACGAATCATCAAGAGACGAGTCGCCGGATGCGCTGACAGACGGGACGACGCCGATTTGCTCAGACAAGTCCTTGGCTACAACGTCAATCAGGTTGGCAATGATCGGCTTTGACCACATGCCCTCGGGAAATAGCCCAGGAAACACGTGCCCGGCTTCGCCAGCGCGAACCATAGCAACTTCACGCATACGCTGATCGCGCTCTCCGTTCCTTTTACGGATTGCGTCAAAGCGTTGAGCGTAATCGGTCACCCGCGTACCTCCTAGATTCGGGCGAATTGCTGCGAAGCAGCAAGATCATCAAGATTTATGACGTAACGAGACTCAATGTCCGCTTTCGTGGCGAACTCGTTCTTTACGAACCTCGAAACCCCCGAGGATTGTGCTAGAACTTCGCGAGCGACAATCTCGCAGAACCACAGCGCCATCACTGTGTCCATTTTTAGTTTCTTGCCGCGCACCCCCGGCTGCCATGTGACCAACTGCTCGATCATTTTCTTCATGTGCTCGCTGCGGGAGGCGTCAGGCAACTCGATTAGGTTGTCGCCTGCGTGCTTAGTGGCCTCCTGGCCTTCTCGCTTGGTCTTTGTGCCAAACAGGGGGGCCAAGGATGCGACACCAAACTCGGGGTCTGTTTTATTGGTGCTCGTGTGATGCGGACGGTAGGCAATCCCACGGCTGGACAGGAACGTCCTGATTTCCTCGTCCTGTGTCAGGAATAACTGGAAGGCGTTCGACTCCACGATCACCGTATGCGGCTTGTACGCATCCGCCCACTCTCGGATCAGGTCACGGATAGCGGCAGGGGTCGGCGATGTCATTACGTAGACATCCATGACGTACCGCTTGTTTGTTCTCCGATCCACGGCGTAAGCAACAGCCGCAGTATCTCCAGTCATCGCTGGGTCAATGCCGATTACTCGATAAAAATTCGCTGAATCGGCGGGGTGGCCTGTCGCGCCAGACACCAGTGCCCCCGGCTTCCTCATTCCATTCACTGCGCCTCTGACGCATACCGGGTCGAAAATGGCGTCTTCTGCGACATCGAGGTTTTGGTACACCAGCGACCATTTACCTGGCCCAACCTCGTTGCGAACCGCATTCAGACGCGGCCCGCTCCACCTCTCAAACAACCCATCAGCGTCCGGCGTATCGCTATCCGCCAAAGGTTGCTCACTCTTGGGCCACAACGTCGCCCAATCAGCCGTGTCAGGTTTGTAGTCCAGCACGGCAGGCATTGCAAGATATGTCCACGGAATATTCCCGTCCGTGTAATGCTCCGGGTTCCGCAGTTCCTTGTAAAGATCAATCGGGGCAACGCGAGTACCCACCACCAGCAGTTGACCGCCCCCCGGTGGGAGCCGCGAGGCTACCTCCTGGCGCAACCAGTCCATCTGCTTAGGCCACTCCCCAGCGTTAGCCAAGGTCACCACGTCGTCGCACACAATCAGCGACGCACGCGAACCATAGATCTGACCGCCCATCCCGAGAGCCTCAACGGTCGGATCCTTCTCGCCGGAGTCCCGGGCATCCCCACCCAAATAGATCCTGTTCGCCGCCCACTGGTCGGCAGTCGCCCGGTAACCATCCGCCGGGCCGAAAGCCACCTGCAAGTCCGCGTACTTCGGGTGCGTCAACCGCTGCTTGATCGCGTACAGGAACTTCTTCGCCTGCTCCTGAGTCTTCGACACAATCAAGACATTGATGTTCGGGTCTTTCGCGATCCGATACGTGATGTAATTGATGGTAATCGTCATCGACTTCGCATGATTCGGCGGGACGTTCACCATCAGCCGAGACAAGCCAGCAGTACCCGGCTCGTAGATCATCTGCTCAGGCAGCCACTCAGGCTCCCGACCCTCCAGCAAGTCCACCACATTCTGCATGTGCGGCCACACGCGAGTATCCAAGTAACGCTGCGAAAACTCCGAGAAACCAATATCCGATTTACGGGCCGCCGAGGCAGCATCAGACTGCCGCAGGCGGACACCATCCACCATCACAGAAAAACCCTCAACCGCACGCCGCTGCGCGTCGTACCACGACCGCGAGCGGCCAACAACTTTCAGGCCATCAGAGATAGTGCGGCCCTGCCGCACCAAGTCAATCAGTTCTTTACGAGCCTCGTCAGCACTAACCCGCCTACGAGACGAAGCATCCTCAGACATAACACTCCACAGGGGGACAACAGGGGCAAAAATCCAGGGGGGCCGCTGGATAGACCTCACCCACTTATCCACAAAAAAAAATACGAACGTCTCGGCGCGAAGCGCCTCAACGTTTTTTTCATCCCTATAAAAGAAGAGGGCTTGAAAAGGGGGTGATTTCAACCCCCCAAGCCAAACTTTTTTTTCAAGATGCCCAGAATGCCCCAGAAATAGGCAAAAATTTTTCTCAGGACAGGGGGTGTGGGGGGTGGGGGCCACCTTTACAAACCCCAGGTCAGCGGGGGGGTGGCCCTCGCCCGCGCGTGCAACGCTTGCATTGTCCACAGCACGCCCGTCGCCCGTCGCGCGCCACCGCGCGCACGTCGCCGTACCCGATGGGGAGGCCGAGGCCGACTGTCCGTCTGATGGCTGGCACATGCTAACTCTAACCCGCGTATGTACGCGATATGTTAGAATAGATGTATCGGACGGAAAGACCGGACGATGGATTACATGAAAGGCTGGTGGTCACAGTGACCGTCATCGCACAGAGTGCGCGCGTCGTGACGCGCACAGCGCACGGCGAACTGCTCGACGTGCTTATGCGTCGCGACGATTGGGAGGACATCGTTCTCCAAGCCAAAGCGATGATCGAGCAGGTCGAGGGGTTGGAGCCCGACCCCGACGACATGCACGACGTCGATTGGTACATCACCCATTGGACGCTCGATGACTATTTGGAGGACGGCGTTCTCAACGATACGCAGTGGCTCTACTTCGAGCGCAATATTGACCAAGCCGCTTTCGCGGACTTCATGCGTTGCATGAACAACATGGATTGCGACTGCAAATGATAATCAACAAGTTCGGTATGACGCTTGACGAGCATGACCTCAAGCCTTGCGATATGTGCGGGAAATCTGCACCCGTCCCGATCTATGACTACTGCCACACTTTCTTCGAGGCGGAGAAAGATGGCTCAATCGAGCAGCAATGGGATTGCGTTCATTGCTTTCGCTGTCTGCGCTGCTGCTACGCACCACATACCACTGCCGAATGGGAAGAATGGCAGAGGCTAGATGAACAATGGGAGAAGGAGAATAGCAATGCCTGAAACAACAATGGAAGAAACCGACGAGGCTTTCGAGCCTCCGATGTACGACTGCGATCGTTGCGGTCGCTCAGTCCATCAAGTCCGGTGTGCCGACAGAGGTAGCCGCGACTTGTGCCACTCGTGCTACTCCACGGTCGTCCACTTTTGCGACGAGTGTGGGGATAGTTGCGATCGAGCCGACTACCCGCTGCTAACGGTGTCTGACCCTACCGGCTGGCAAACGACGCAAGACTTGTGCGAGCCTTGCCATGACCATATCGCCGTATGGTGCGACGAGTGCTGCGAATACCACTTCGAGGACAACGGCTCGTGCAATGGCGAGTTGTCCGGCTTGGAAGATTACTCGTACAAGCCCGAACCCATCTTCCACGGTGACGACAGGAAGCACCGTCACTTCGGCGTGGAGATCGAGATGGAGAGTGAGCACGGCAACGGGCAGGACGCGCTCGACAACTTCCGCGACACGTTCCGCCATACCGAGTTCTACTACAAGGGTGACGGTTCGCTCTACTCCGCGGACGCTATCGAGATGGTGAGCCACCCACGCACTCTCGACTCGTGGCACGAGATACTGCCACGACTGATCGACAGTATGCAGTATGCCCGTGATGTTGGTATGCGCTCGTGGAATACCAGCACCTGCGGGATACACATTCACATTGACTCGCGTGCCTTCGGCGAGAGCAGTGCGCACCTGTACCGCTTCGCTCAGTTCATCTACCGCAACGAGGCAGCGATGTCTCGACTAGCGGGACGTGGTGACGTGGACTACTCGCACTGCTTCGACCGTTGGGATCGCAAGACATACCTGGCCCACAACGTCAAGCGACACAAGCGGGGTATGTCTGCCGGTGATCGGTACATGTGGATCAACCTGCAAAACCGCAACACCGTGGAGGTGCGCATGTTCCGTGGCAGCCTCAAGCCCGAGCGACTGCTCGCCAACATCGAGTTCCTCCACGCCTTGATCGAATACACCCGCACCATGACCACGCGCCAAGCGTTCGCTGGTGCACTCAAGTTTGACGTGTTCGCACACGACGCGCTCATGCAGCGCGACAAGTACCCACACTTGGCGGCAATGCTTGCCGACAAGTTCGATATGGCTTCGGCCTAGATAGGAGCACATCATGTGTTTACTCGCTTACTGTGACCACGAGGCTACTCCCGACTACGAGGGCCTGTGGAATGCAAGTATCAACAATCCCGACGGCTTCGGGTGGGCAGTCCACCTCGGAGACCGCATTATCCAAGCGCACAGCATGGAAGCCTCGGTTGCTATCGAGTCCTACGAGGAGGCACTCAAGGAGCACCCTGGCTCAGCGTCCATGTATCACGCTCGCTATGCCACCCACGGCACGATTGACCTAGCCAACTGCCACCCATTCACCGTCGGTGAGGGCGGCACAGTCCTCGCACACAACGGCGTCATGCCGAAGGCCCCATTGGAGAAAGACCGCAGCGATACCCGCTGGTTCGCCGAGGTCGAGTTGCCCCGCCGTGGCTTGCAGATACTCGACAAGCCTAACAAGTGGGACAAGTTGGAGAAGTGGCTGTCGTCCAAGGTGGTGCTGTTCACCACTGAGAAGTCACTCAAGTACGGCATTTACATTCTCAACGAGCAAGACGGCGAGTGGGTGGACGGTATCTGGTGGAGCAACGACTCGTACAAGTCCATCTACACCTACGCAAGCCTGGCTCGTGCGTACTCTGCTCACACCGTCATCGCCAAGGAAGATGACTACGAGGCCACTCCCGAGGCGTGCCGCTCCTGCGGCAGCATACTGAGTTACGACGAGGCAATGGTGTTCGGCTACTGCTACACCTGCGAGTCTTGCCTCGACTGCGGGGAGGACTTCGGCCTGTGCCTGTGCTACCAGGGCAAGCAGGCTACGCAATGGACCGTAGGTGGGTGGGCCGAGGAGGACTTGGCTCGTGCCACCGACATCGCCGTATCCGTCATCAAGAATAACTAGGAGGTCGTAATGACTGACGTATCCGAGATCGAGCACCAACTGAACGAGATCAACCTGCGTCTCGCAACACTCGGCGACATTGACTCCCACATTATGGAACTGACCGACCAGGTGTGCCAACTGCTCGCCAGGGTGGCGCAGGCCATAGCCGATAGGAGTTAGCCATGAGGTACGAGGCTTACTACAACCTGCACAGGCAATGCCTGTCGGCACGGCCCATCGGTGGCCGTGTCAACCACTATCAGTTCCTCTGCCTGTCGGAAGCACAGTTCGCCGTGCAACCTGCCGGTCGGCAGAGGGTACTGGAAGAACAGAGGAAGAACGTCCACGCTTTTGTGCGTGGAGAACTAGTGACCTGGGGTGACCACCGTGTGAGGGCGCACCCTTACGACGGCGTTGACAGTGCGGTCAGCGTGGATACCTTCCGCAAGCACGACGGCTACCAGGAGGTCACTTACAACCCGTATCAGTACGAGTCGTTTGTGCTCAAGCACGACGAGTCACCGATCTATCAGGCCCATCACGCCTGGGTTATCGGCAAGCACATCTTCGCTTACAAGTATGATACATTCGGTATCAAGGAAGATAGGAGGAGCACTGTTGCGTAACACGGCAGAGTACGAGGAGTACCTGACCAACCCTCTGGAGGATCGTTACCCCGACGATCCTCGCACACCGGAGGAGAGGGAAGCA